CCAGGGATGTTGGCAGATGCAGAAATTGCCACGGGACTGCAAAACTCAAATCTTGGAATTCCTGAGCCGTTGATTGAAAAAGGTGAATTTCAATTATTGCCAACACCTCAAAGCCCGTACCTGATAGCATCGGGCATTCAAGAAGTTACTCCTATTTCTGGAACTTTTACCAGAATAAATTAATGCAAGATTTACGACAGACAGCTAATAGAGTCCGAATGGCTCTTTATTTGGGAATTGAAATGTTTGACAAAATTGTAGTTGCCTTAGAAATAGCTGAGAATAAAAGCGTGTTTCTAATAGAAGAAGTTGAAAAAGACTTAACTCAATTAGAGAAACTTTCAACTCAGTTAACAACCGAGTTAAGCAGTCCCAACTCGGCACTTACTCGGGCAGACGTTTTGCAATTTGCTGAAGGACAAAGAGCAAAAGGGATGATTATTCTACAATACAATTTGATTCAAAAGTTAGCAAACACATTGGGACTAAAACCGAACCTAGAAATTGTAGAAAATATTGCAACAGCGATGGGGTTTGTCTTGGGGAATACTACCAACCTAATTTTTGGTCAAATCCAAAGAAGCTAGATGGCGATTACATTTTACGACTACAAAATAAATCCGTCAATCAGGATTCGCAATAAGTTGGTAGAAGAAAATATTAATTTAGCGCGCTTTGTTGCACATAAGGTTGCGTCAAAAGTACCAATTCCCTATGAAGAGCTAGAACAAATTGCATCAATGGGATTAATTGTAGCCGTCGAGCGATACGACCCTACAATAGGTGCAAAGTTTAGTACATTTGCTATTCCGTTGATTACTGGACGGCTATTGAACTTTGTTAGAGATAGTTCTAATGTTATTAAACTACCTCGCAAGTATCACGAGGTACTACAGAAAGGCAAGCGAACGCTCAAAGATTTAAGCATATCATTAGGGCGAACTCCTACTAAAAGTGAGTTTTTCCAATCACTTTTAACCTTGGGAATTACCCAGTCTGAATTTTCTAAAGCTAAAAAAGCGTATCAAGATTGTCGATATATAGCCTGTTATGATACCGCCATCAGCAGTGTTTCAGACACGTTTGGTTCAGAAGTTGAGCCAAATCACTCTTACAAAGTATATGAATTACAAACCAATGAAAGTCACTTAACAAACAGTCTAGAAAAAAACGAATTAATAGATAAAGTGAATAATATATTAACAGTTGATATCGCTGATTTAAGCTATCAAGAGGCAGTAATTCGTTTGTACTTCTTTGAGTATTTCTCATTCAATAAAATAGCTAGATTACTAGAGTTGTCTCAAGAACAAATATTTGAAGTTGTGAGAGAATGGTGTCAATCTCTCTAGGCTTTCAATATCTGCTTAAAAGAATTAATATCTTTAATTTTGATAAAGGTTGTCGCTTCTTCTTTCTTCTTTTGAATACTCGTCAAACCGCTATGTTCTAAAACACGCTTAAATTGTTCAACTTCGGTTTCGTTGAGCAATACATTTGCTAGCTGCCATGCTTTACGAATGACTTGCGGGTCTTCATTCCCAAAGTCTGCTAAACTTGTAAAATCGTTAGTGTAACTGGCTTTTAAAAATCGGATTGCTAATATTCCTGATTCCATGATTTTAACTTTTATAGTAGCCGATACCTGTTTGATATTTTGTAGGTTCGTTCAAGCAAAAATGTGCGCCGGATGCGGCGTCAGTAATATCTTTGATTTTTCCGTCTGGAAAGTCGTGCATCCAACTTAAAAATCTATCATTCCAAGCAGCTCGTAAAAGTTTGACTTTACCCCTAAAAGTGTCGGTAGCAAGAGGTTTTGCACGTTTCACTTTATCTCCCATTGGTCGAACACCTTCTGCATCAATGTCTGGGTGTAGTCCCATCATTAATTGCTTAATGTGTTCCTCATCTCGTTTGCCGCTACTACCTCCTTCTAGCTCCCAGCGAACTTTACACCACAAGCCGTCTTGTTGAGCGGTTGCTACCATTAATTCGTCACCGCTAACAGGCCCGACCTGTTCAGCAATGACATCCACCACATAATAAATATCATCAACCAATCGCATTTTTACACCAGCGGTATAGCAAGCATTGGAGCGAACCGCTGCTTCTGTCGCTGCTAAATCCCAGAATCTAACTTCTTCGCCGTTGTAGTTTAGAGGTGGAATATCATCAACAATCTCAAACCAAGTACGGTTAAACAGCTTACCGGATTCTTCTTTGACTTTCCAGTTTCCATAAAGTAGTCGAGCTTGGTCTACCGGGTGTAACGCCTGAAGATTTGCAAGATATTCTGGGTTCTGGCGCATCAAGATTTGATTATCTTCAATCTTGGCAGGAATGAAAGTAAAGCTTTTTGCCATCAAGCCAGGATATCTATTCTCTAATTCATCTCTTGAGCTACCCCAAACAATCTCGCCACTCTGCCGAATAAAATAGCGAATAATCCCACTATGCTCTGGTATTGGAAACCCTTCGTCATCTAACCACCAATCAATAAATCCTGCAATCCAAGAGTCAGCATCGGGGTTTGTTGTACATCGAATATACGGGCGAATTCCACACGTTGAACGATTTCGGCTGAACAGATAAAAGACAATTGACTCGCTAAAATGTGTTAATTCATCTATTAGCAAAAGCGGGATTTGACTACCTTGATATTTGTATTTAGCTTGCTCGTTTCCTAGGTGTCCAAAGCCTATCTTCGCTCCACCAGGAAACAACCAGTCAAGTGTACTTTTTTTAGGGGTCGCGCCTAGTAGCGGATAAATATCTTCTGACGTATCCCAAAGTGCTCCTTCCTCGGTTATTTGAGCAAAACTTTGTCTGAATAAGACGGCTCCAAACTTCGGGTTTGCTATATGGCGCAAAGGTTCTAGCAATAGCCCGTAACTTTTTCCGCCACCTGCCGCACCACCATAAATACAAAAATCTGCCGAGGTAGTTAAAAATGCTTCTTGTTGCCCCGATTGTGGTTTAAGTATTAATTCTGACGCTTTTGTAGGTAATTTCTTGTATTGTTTTACGGGCATATATCGAGTTATTCTCGGCTATTTTCAGGAAGATAAATTGCAACATTTTGGGGCCTGTCAACGTTAGTGACCTGTTGCGTTTCTTCACGTTTTTCACTCATCCCACAGCGAGTTTTTTCATACCAGATTATTGCCGCTATTTCGCGGTCAGTAGTCGCTTTCTCAAAAAGTGTTTTACCAACAGCTAGCCTTGCCCTAGCTAAACCTTTGTCATAGGCTTTCTTAACTATTGGATTCCATTTTTTATTACGATAGAATGTCGATTCGGACACATCGAGAATTGCCGCTATATGTCCAATCGGCATTCCGTAGCCAGCCATAACTCCAATTGACCGTAATTCTGCTTCAGTAAAAACTTTTTTGGGGCGACCACTTGACGGCTTTGTTTCTTGCGTGTCTTCAGTGTCTAAGATTGATTCGTCGTCAGAGTTTATAGTCTCAGTCATTTCTTAATATTGTTGACATTAAATTTAATGTCAACAACTTACCATTAATATGACTTTAGACGTGTTCTGGGGAGGTTTATTTTATAACTCGTGTGCACAATTAGAACTAAGTCTAAACTGGTGTACTCATAATTGCGCATATTGCTTTGCTAATCTGAATCTGCCAAGTCGCAAAGCAGAGGCTAAAAAAATATTTAACTTTCTTACGAGCTACAAAAAAAAGACAAGCTATGCCGCGTGGTTGTTGCAACAAGGCTACCCCGTATTATTCTCTAATCACGTTGACCCGTTTGCCGTCGCTAACGAAGATTTAAGCCTAAGTATTCTTGAATTATTTATACTTAAAGGCATTCCGTTTACTTTGCAGACCAAAGGTGGTCGGCGGGTCTATGATGCAATTGAGATGATGGATGCTCCGATAGTCTGGTATGTCAGCATTGCCACTTTAAGCGAAGAAATTGCCAAAAAAGTTGAACCAGGTGCGCCTACAATTGCTGAACGTTTGAGAATGGTTGAGAAAATTATTGCCAAAGGGCATCAAGTTTGTGTCGGAATCAATCCTTGTGTTCCTGATTGGTTGCCAAATCCTAAAGAGTTGACAGACAGACTGAAAGATATAGGAGTTTGGGGAGCAGATACTCAATCAATTCACCTAAGTAGCACCCAACTTAAAAATATGCCTGCTCGTGGACAGGCTGCACTAGGAGAAAAAGTGTTACATCAAGCTCTTTATAGACACAAGCATCCTGAACTTCGGCAGCATTATTTAGCGACAAGACAAGCTGCAACTCAGTCAGGACTGGAGTTGTGCAGTAATGGCCAAGGTAATGCTTCTGATTATTTTCAGCCTTATAAAGATTTGTATCCTGTCAGGTTTCCGCTATACCAAGATTTTGTCAACTTTTGCCACGCAAACAAGAAAGAGGGAGACGCTATTTATTATGAAGAATTCTTAAGCTTCTTCCTTCCTCAACTCCCTGATGTTGAACTCAAAACATTGAATCAACACGTTTATGCAATGAATCTCGGGGTAAGTTTAAACGGCAAAGGTACTGACATTTATCAAAGCATTACGAATTATGAAACGTTGCTTGAAAATATTTGGCAACACAGTGAAATAAGCTATTGCCCGGTACGAATTGAGTGTTTTTCTTGGGCGGCAGATTGGGAAATGCAGGCGCACGGAGAAGAAGGATGGACTCAGTACCTTGATGACAATGATAGACCAATCCTAATATTTTGTCCTAGTAATATTGACAACGAATCGCGTGAAATGTTTGTGCAATGGGAACCAGTACCTCATACGGTGACATTAGAAGTATGTTGAATAGGAGCAAGTCAATGACACTTTCTGATAAAGAAACTGAAGAAAACTTACAGTTCGACGAAGAAACCGAAGAGAACTTACAATGCGGGCGAGGTGGCGGACCCGGCGCAAAAAGTGGTGGCGGCGGTGGCGCTCTTGCTACCAAAAAAGCTAGTGCTGCGGGTGCAGTTATTGACCAGCTTCAGAAACCTCGTTCTGTGGGCAATCGGGAGGGTGATAAAGCTTTTGCAGAAATAAGAGCTAGGAGAATAGAAAGAGCAACTGCTACAAACACAATCAACGCCAGAAGAAACGCTTCTCCCAAAACTTTTGAAGCTGGATTAAGGCAAGCCGTAACCGGAAAAAGCAAGAGTCAGGTAAAAAGAGAAATGAAGGCGGAAGCCAAACGTAGAAAAACAAGTTAATTCATTATACTGTACTCGATTAATCGAGTACAGTATAATGAATAATGCTATTCAATTAAATTCAAAATATGATATTAAGCACATCCGAAACAAACGCTGTAAACGCCAAAAAAAATGCCGTAGGTCGAATAGCCGAAATTGCAGCACAACAAGCGCTAACTGGAAAAAGTAAGAGTCAGCTAAAGAGAGAAGCAAAAGCGCGGGCTAAACGCAAAAAACGAGTTAATTAGGAATGAACCGATGATGTTTATAATTGACGAAGAAACCGAAGAAAACTTACAATGCGGACGAGGTGGTGGCCCTAGCGCAAAAAGTGGTGGCGGAGGTGGCGCTCTTGCTACCAAAAAAGCTAGTGGAGCGCCTACAAGTGCAATGAGTCAGCCCGCTGCTAAAGCTGTAAATGCGGCTTTTGCAGAGTTAGCAGCAAGAGGTAGTACAGGTAGGGTACAAAATCCAAGAGTTGGTGGTACACAGCGTCGGATAGACGGCGGGGCTTTTTCACCACAAGCTCTAAAAGCCTCAGTAGCAAGAGTTGCGGGCGCAAATATCAAGCAATTACAAGCCGGGAAGACACCAAAAGCGCCAAAAGTCGC